GATCGTGGAGGAATTCGGAATCGAGAATGTCTCCGACCAAATCAAGAAGTGCTACGAGGAGCAGAAGAACCTCGACCAGAAATTTGAAATCCTCCACGGGGTCTATCCCCGCTCGGAGAAGGAACGAAACCCCAAGAAACTCGACGGGAAAAACAAACCCTTCGCCAGTTGCTACCTTGAATGCCGGTCGAAGAATATCCTTCGCGAGGGCGGGTACGACGAGAAACCTTTCATGGCGACCCGCTACCTCAAGTGGCAACAAGGAGTGTACGGGTGGTCTCCTTCATGGGTCGCACTCCCCGACATCCGCCAACTGAACTTTCTCCAGAAGCAGATGGATGCCCTCGCGGAACTCGCCGCATTCCCTCGCATCCTGGTCCCCGATGGCATGGAGGGAGTGGTCGATCTCCGAGCCGGTGGCATCACCTATTTCAACGCCTCGGACCCGTCCGCGAAGCCACAGGAATGGGCGACCCAAGGTCGCTACGATGTCGGTCTGGAACGAGTGAAGGAAAAGCAGACGCACATCAACGAGGCTTTCTCGGTCCCGCTTTTCCAAATGTTCACGGCGCAAGAATCCTCGACTCCGACCCGCATGACGGCGACCGAGGTCAACGCTCGAAACGCCGAGCGTCTGGCGAACTTCTCGCCGACCTTCGCCCGACTCACGACCGAACTTCTCATCCCTCTCCTGCAACGGGTCTACGGAATCCTCGCACGGCGAGGGGAACTCCCACCACCTCCCGAGGCACTCATCCAGCAGGATGCCAAAGGAACCCTGTTCGTTCCCGAGCCAAAGGTGGTCTTCAACTCCCGCATCGCCCTTGCCATCCGCGCCATCGAACTCGCCGCCTCCGAGCGTTCGCTTCAACGGGCGGGGATGCTCATGCAAGCCACCGGCGACCCGTCAATCATGGACAATTTCAACCTCGACAAGATTGTCCGCGAAGGTGCGCTTGCCGAGGGAGTCGATGCCGACCACCTCCGCGATATGGGCGATATCGAGCAGATTCGCGCCGGTCGCGCCGAGGCACAGCAAGCCGCGATGGAACAGCAACAGGCGATGGCGATGGCAGAGATGGCGAACAAGGCATCCGCCGTCAAACAGGACTCCCTGCTCGGGCAGGAAATGATGAACCAGAACGAACTCCCCATCGCATGAGTGACCTCGAAAAAAAAGTCCGCACGGCAAAGACCCTTCTCGCCTATGGGTGGTTCAACATTCCCGATGGAGACCTTGTCGTTTCCGACCTCGAAAAATCTTTTGGCATTAACTCTCCAGCATTCACTCCCAACGCCGATGGTTCTTTCGACCCGATCCGCGCCGCCGTCCGAGACGGGCAACGGCAAGTGATTCTTCACATCAAAGCGATGGCGACAAAAGCGCATGAAACGAGCAACGCGCCAAAAACAAAATCCCGCAAAGACTGACCCTCCGGTCCAAGACCCGCGCCTCGGTGATCTCACGCCCGAGTACATTCTTTGGCACAAGGCGAACCACACTTTGCAGGTTCACCGCATTCAGTATTTCGACCGCATCCCGCATGAATACGCCGACCAATTCGGCATCCATCGTGTGTAGGTATGAGTAAAACTTATGTTCACAAGCGAACCGACCAACGCCGTCACAGACGGAAACGCCGCACTAGCGGCACAGGAAAACAACACCCCCGCACCGAGCGGGACAACCACGCCGACCAATGGGACGGCGACGAGTGGTCCCCTTCTCGGGGATGGATCAAGCGGGGCAAGCACCAGTAGCACCGGCTACCTCGACACCGAGGGCAACTTCACCGAGGGGTGGCTCGACCGGCTACAGGGATTTGATGACTCCAAGCAAATCCTCGGGCAATTCAAAGACCTCAACGGGGTCTTCAAAACACTCGTCTCGCAACAACGACTCCTCGGAAAAAAAGCCGATGCTGTCCTCGTTCCGAACGAGAAGTCTTCGCCCGAGGAATGGGCGGAATTCAACAAGCGCATGGGAGTTCCCGAGTCGCCCGACAAGTATGCCGCCCGACCGGCATCGGTTCCCAAGGACATGGAGTGGGACGAGGGTGCGGCAAAGCAGATAAACGCTACCGCACACAAGCTCGGCGTAACGCCAAAGCAGATGGAGGCACTCGTCGGAGAGTATGCCAAGTGGGAGATGCAGAAGGGCGAAGCGTCAGCACAAGCAGAGCAAAAGCAGTTGGAGGACGCTCGGAAATCCCTTGCCGAGGAATGGGGCGACAAGTTCGACATTAACCTTTCCAAGGCAAAGCGACTTGTCCAACTTGGCGGCGGCGACCTCTCCGATCCTGGTCTGACTTCGCCTGGAGTTGTCAAAATGCTGTCCCGCATTGCTGATACTTTGAGCGATGACAAGCTCGTCTCCTCGGAATCCGCCGCGACCATGATGGTGGGCAAAGCACGGGCGATGGACATTATGAAGAATCCACAAAACCCCCTGCACACCCGATACTCCTCGGGCGACAAGGAAATCGCCGACCTCGTCACAGACTTGCTAAAGCAGAGATAAGGGGTTTCGGCTTTAGTACAGAGTCCCCGCCTTCCTACGAGGGCGGGGATTTTTTTTATTTGACGCATCCCTTTCACGGGTGTACGCACACCTGTAACTTCTCTGAAGGACAATCTTTCTTCAGACCCATGTAGGGGAAGTTGACCCGCCGCATCGAATCCCATTCGGGACAATTCGCGAAAGCGGAACAAGCAGTCAGTCAACTCAACTTCAACTCAACACCTACAATGCCTAATCTCACACAAATTCCCGATCACTTCGTGATCCAATACGAAACCAACTGGCAGATGCTTCTGCAACAGTTGGATTCCCGTCTTAAAGAACGCACCAAACTCGTACAAGCAAACGGGGCGGCGGTTCGATTTAACCAAATGGACACGGCATCGATGTCCCAAGTCCTCACCCGAAATGGTGCGACTGTTAACAACGACATCACCCTACCTGCTCGGTGGGCTTATCCCGTTCCCTACGACACCTCCTCATGGTTCGACGAGTTCGACAACACCTTCCTCGGTAGTGTCGTTCTCCCGACCTCCGAGGTCATGCAAGCACAGGCGGCGGCATATGGTCGCACTTGCGACTCGGTGCTGATCTCGGCACTCCTCGGCAATGCCACCATCACCAACACGGCAAACACCTCCGCCGGTTTCGGACTGAACAACACCACATCGAGTGTTGCCCTTCCCGCCGGTCAGAAGGTGGCAGTCAACTATGTTGGCGGCGGCGGAACGGCAACCAACACCGGTCTGACCATCGCGAAGATCCGCGAAGCAAAGCGCATCCTCGATGCCAACGAAGCCCCCGCCGAGGACCGCATCCTCGTTGTGTCTTCCAAGGAAATCGCGGATTTGCTCGGAACCCAAGAAGTGACCAATCAACTCTACAACTCGGTCCGCGCCCTTGTGGACGGCGAGGTTGATTCGTTCCTCGGATTCAAAGTGGTCCGCACCGAACTTCTGCCCGTTGCAACGAACATCCGTTCTTGCATCGCCTACCAGAAGAACTCGGCGGTCATGGTCGATGGCGGTCGCAAGACCTACATGGACATCCTGCCAGAAAATCGCCACTCGCTCCAAATCCGCTCCACGGCGGTCATGGGTGCAACCCGTCTCCTTGAGAAGGGTGTGGTCGAAATTGCGGCGGACACCACCAAGTAACCTCACGGGTGGGGGCGACCTCGTAAGGGGTCGCCCTCACTTCCCCTTTCAAAAATGGATTCGACTACAATATGCAACCTAGCCCTCGCTAAAATCGGCAACCAGTCGATCCTATCTCTCGATGACCCCTCGCCCGAGGCGCGTTTCTCGAAACTCTTTTACTCTCCCACCGCCCAAGAATGCTTCCGGTTGCACGACTGGAATTGGGCAACCTCGCACTCCAAACTCTCCCCGATCTCTCCCGAGCCGCAATACGACTGGAAGTATGCATTCGGGTTGCCGACCGATTTCGGTCGCCTTCTCACTTTCAATTCTTTTTCACCGGCAATGCAGGTCACGCCGTTCCAGATCGTGGGCAACCAAATTTACACCGACGAGTCCACGGCGGTGATTTCCTACATCAAATCTATCGTTGATGAAAATCTGTTCGACCCCCTCTTTGTGGATGTCCTGGTCCTTCGCCTCGCCGCCAAGCTGGCTCGACCACTCGCCGGTTCACTCGACATCGAAAAGTCGATGAATGCTCAATTTGAAAAATCCCTTGCCGAGGCAAGGCGCATCGATGCCGGTGAAGGCAAACCCCGCCGCAAGATGCAATGGGTGGACTCTGACTTGGTCAACGCAAGGTTTTCCGGTGTGGCATGATCAACCAACTTATTTCCAGCTTTAATGCCGGTGAACTGTCTCCTTACCTTGAGTCGCGGACTAACCTCGAAAAATACCGAAATGGATGCCGCATCCTTGAGAACTTCCTGCTGACTCCATACGGACCCGCCAATCGACGCGCCGGTCTAGAATACAGAGGCGCGGCAAAACTCCCCAGCAAGCGTTGCCGCATCCTTGGGTTTAATTTCACCAACCTCGACCGGATCGTTGTCGAACTCGGCGAGGGATACATGAGGTTTTGGAAGGAGGGCGACCTTATCAAGGTCGATGGAGTGCCGGTGGAAGCAACCGCCGTGGATTGGCAGGGAAATGTCATCTCTCCCGCACCCGCCGCGCAACACCCATACACCGAATCACAACTCCGCGAGGTTCGCTTTGTGCAGGTCAACAATGTGGTATTCTTCGCGCATCCCGACCATCCGCCCTACCGGCTTTCAAGGTTCTCGGATACGAACTGGCAAATGGGCGAAGTGCCGTGGGCATGGTCTCCGACCCTCGACCAGAATGTCACGACCACGACTATCACCCCGAGTGCCACCTCGGGAAACATCACGCTAACCGCCTCGGTCCCGCTTTTTAAGCCAACCCATGTGGGATCGTTCTGGCAACTCGATCACGCAACCGATAAAGGCATCCTCAATGTTTCCATCGATGGAAATAAAACTTCTGCCAGTTTTTCCGTTCTAGGGAAGTGGCAAATACAGACTTTTGGAAGATGGACCGCCGATATCCAATTGCAATCGTCCTCGGATAGCGGGGCAACTTGGGAAACTCGACGCACATATGTTTCCCGAGCCGACTACAATGTTGTTTCTACGGGCGAGGAGTCGCAGGAAACGCTACTTCGTTTTGTGATTACAGGGTGGGCAACGACAAGTTCAGACACCACCCCCCGAATCCAGTTGTCCGCCATTGAACCTGTCCTCAAAGGCATCGTCCGCATCACCGAGTTGACTGGCGCGGAAACGGGCGGCAAATATTTAACCGCAACCGCTACTGTCTTAAAGAACCTCGGGTCCACTACGGCAACTTCGATGTGGTATGAGGGGGCATTTTCCAATGAGCAGGGATATCCGAATGCGGTAGGCTTGCATGAGTCTCGACTCATTTTTGGCGGGACTGACAAAGCACCCAACACAATTTGGGGATCGGTCTCCTCTGACTTTCAGAACTTCCGCAAGGGCGCGTTCGATTCGGATTCTTACTCCTTCACTCTCGCTTCCACGACCGGCGGACGCATCAATTGGCTCGTCAGCAAGTCCGCCTTGCTCATCGGCACTTCATTGGACGAGTGGTCCCTTTCCGCCTCGGACCCGTCTCGCCCTCTCACGGCGACCAATGTCCGAGCACAAAACCAATCGTCTTACGGATCGACCAGTCTTCCAGCATTGGTAGTCAACGACACGATCCTCTACATCCAACGGATGGCGCGGAAAATTCGCGAACTGATCTACACCTGGTCGAGCGAAAGCTGGATTTCAAACGACATCACCGCCCTCGCCGAACACACGACCCGCACCCGTATACAGGAGGTCGCCTACCAACGGGTCCCCGATGCGGTCTACTGGTTTGTGACCGGCGATGGGCAACTGGTCTCGATGACCTACGAACGGGAGCAACAGGTGGTGGGGTTTGCGCGTCACAATACGGACGGCGTGTTTGAATCGGTCGCAACAATCAACGGCGTGGATTCCGATGACGAGGTGTGGTCGGTGGTCCGCCGCACGATCAATTCCCAAGTGGTGCGCTACATCGAGCGATTCAAAACGGGGCAACGCACCGCCCTCGACACGGCGGACAAACCGGCATGGTTCTACCTCGATGCGGCGGTGCAGAAGTTCCCTGTCACCTCCGGTGGAATCACCATCCAATCGAACGACGGGCAAACCATCACAACATCGGTCCCGCCGGTCAGCACCACCGAAATCACCGGACTCGACCATCTGGAGGGCAAGGAGGTCTCGATTTGGGCGGGAGTCTACAACGAAGACGATCAAGAGATCACATTCGGCATCGTCGTTCCCGAACTGGACCCTGTGACAAACAAACCGATGGCGGTGACCGGCGGAAAAATTACCACGCAAACCGAGGTGTGTGCATGGGTGGTGGGACTTCCCTACACCTCGTTGCTTTGCCCTCAACGGGTAGATCAGCAACTCGCGGACGGCACATCGCAGGGGCGGCGGATGCGAATCCCGCGCCTCAATGTGAAACTCTACCAATCTTTCGGCGGCGAGTATTCCTCGGACCAACAGACATGGTTCCCGATGGTGGCGCGGAAGGTGCAGGACTTCATGGACGATTCGCCTCCGGTCCTCAACGAATGGACCCGCCTTTACCTTTCCAGCAATTGGGCGGACGGCGTCGATATCTACATCCGCCAGACCTTGCCGGTCCCACTCACCATCGCGGCAATGGTCCCCGTGTGGGAAGCATCGGAGGGACAAAACTGATGGAACGCACCGCCCAACGCCGCGCCACATTCAAGCGCAAGATCGATGCCCTCGAAAGCGCACTCTTTCATCTTGCCAAGGAATTTCCATGCGACATCCCGACTTTTCACCGGTTCGCGGATGGCATCTACATCCGCGAAATCCACGCACCGGCTGGAACAATTTTTACATCGGTCACACACAAGACTTGCCACCCTTTTGTTCTGTCCAAAGGGGTTGCCGACATTTGCGACGAATACGGGGATGTGACTCGTTACTTCGCGCCATTCACCGGCATCACCGAGGTGGGGACACGGCGAGTGTTTATGGTCATCGAGGACATGATTTGGACAACATTCCACCGCACCGATCTCACCGATCCCGATGAGTGGTTGCGGCAAAATACACATTTAGAAAACAACCTGCTCCCGTCCACTTTTGAGCCGATGGGATTGGTCAATCGAAAGGATTTACTATGTCAAGCATAGCAATAGGACTAGGAGTTGCGTCTCTTGTGGTAGCCGGTGCAGGGGTTGGCGTTTCTGCTTACGGAACCTCGCAATCGGCGGCGGCATCACGGGCGGCGGGGGCGTTAAACGCCAGACAGCAAAAGATGCAAGCACAGGGAACCGCCGCCGTTCAAAGATTTCAAGCTCGACTCAACTACAAAGTCGCGATGGCACAGGCGAAAGTTTACAACAACAACGCTATTGTTCTCCGTGACCAAGCTCGCTCCACCGAGCGGCAAGGGTTTGAAGCGGTCAAGCGCATGATCATGCAGGGAGATTCGGAGCAGTCCGCCGTCCGAGCCGCATACGGGGCATCCGGTGTGCAAAGCGACACGGGGTCACCCTTGGTGGTCGAAGCATACAACGCTGGCATGGCGCAACTGGCGCGAATGGATTCCGCCTACAAAACCAATCTGGAGGCGGGGTCTTTAGATTGGGATGCCCGAATGCAGGACTATCAAGCGGAACTCACCCGTGAAACGGCAAAGCAATACCAATACGCCGAGCAGATGGCGAATTGGACCGAGCAGACCGGAATCATCGCGGCAAACGCAACGCAAATGGCAGGAAGTCAAATGGCATCCGCGCAACTTGTGAGTGGATACGGAAACGCCGCATCCAATTTTGCAGGAGCATTGAGCGGGTTCGCAAGCACCTATGCCGCGACTCGACAACCATCCACGGCAAGTAGTCCCGCGCCGGTCACCAATGTCACAACCACCGCCGCACCGGCGGCACGACGATAACTTACAATGGCTCGCATCCCACTAGCAGAAATTCCCAACGCGCCGACCGGCGGCAAACCCGCACTTGCGAATCCGCAGTTCCCATCTTTTGAAGTAGGGAATCAAGCCATCGCGCAAATCCGCGAAGGCTACCAGTCCAACATGGTGGATGAAAGGGCGGCGGGAGCAATGGGTCGCGCCATGCAAAGCGTGGGAGGCGACCTCACGCAAATCGGTTTGGAGGGAATGGATGCGGTGGTTTCCATCTCGCGCATGGCAGAGAAGGAAGCGACCGGTCAATTCCTCGCCAACCTCACCGAGGTGCAAAGCGAGATGAAAGGTCAGATGGCAGGGGCGGACCCCTCCATGTACCCAGTCATCGTCAAGAACACCTATCGGGACAAGGACGGGAACTTGAATCCGCGCCTTCTGGCGGGAGTCTCGCAATGGGGCATGAAGTATGCCCAAGCAGACGCACTTCGTTCCGAGTCAAAGGACATGGCGGAATACTCGCTTCAAGCCCACCTCGCCACTCTGGAACAGGACGAGGGACGCAAGCTGGCGGCAATGCAGACTCTGATGACCTCGGGACAATTTTCGGATGCCGAGGCGATGAACGAATCCCTCTTTGCAACCCGCCGCATCTCTCCCGACCAGTATGCATCGAACAAGGTCAGTATTGCCGCGAATCGAGACAACCAAACTCTATTAGCGTCCATTCAATCCGACCCCGAGGGGATGGCGAAAAAACTCACCACGGCGATGATGGAGGGCAAGCCTATAGACCTTGTCAAAAACATCTCTCTTGAAAGCTACCCCCGCTACATCAAGGCGGCGGAATACGCCAACACCCTCCAGACCGCCGAAAGACTCACGACTCTCACCGACCTCATCGACGGCAAATCACTCCTTTCACTCGACGCACTACGCGCCAACCCGATCTTCAAGACGCTCGACCAGGAGAAGCAGTCCGCCCTCACGCGCCGGTTGACCAACTCAACGGCGGGAACACCGGCAAGCGAGGTCGCAATCAAAACCTCCTACAACAAACTCGCCTCGTTCCCAAGCACCGACAAACCTTGGGAGGAATACGCCACCTTGGCAACCGAGGCGGCGGCAAATTTGGTGGACCCGTATTTCAGTCCCTTCATGGACAAACTCAACGCACGGGTCGCAGAGATGGCGGAAAACGGCGGGGTTCTCGCGCCGAATTCAAAGATCGAAAAGTATGTCGCCGACAAGCTCGACCTGTTTTCGAGCATGGGGATGTTTGGACAGGTTCCAGCAAAGGAAAGTGGCATGGAGCAGTCTCCCGAGTATGTCCAGCAGACCCTCGCCATCGAGACCCGCAAGATGGAACTCATGCAGGAATTCCGCTCGGCGGGAATTAAGACGCAAGCGCAAGCCGACGAGTTTTTGAACACGCGCCTCCTACCGGCAGACGCAAAGAATGCGTGGAAAGCCGAGCCAAACACTTTCCAAAAAGTGTGGCGGTCCATGTTCCCGAGCGCACCGGCAAAACCGGACGGGTCTCCGGTTCCAGCAAAGACTCCTGTGCCGAGGGGAATGGGAATGCCGACCGGCAACGAGGTTTCCATGTTTGACCCCGATGTCTCCGATCTGACCGGCGGTGCTTACGCTTTCAAAGTTACCGACAAGACTCGGGACGCACTCCCCGCCTCGACTCCTTCCGCACGGCAAGTCTCCCTCGACTTCAACGATGCGGCATCTCCGACCGCCCGAGGCGTCGAGATTATCATCCCGAACGATGCCACCGAGGAGGAACGGGCAATCGCGCAAGCGTATGTGGATCGCACCACCGAATGGTTCCGCTCGAAAGGCATCGATGTCCCCAACAGGGGTGTGCGTACAGCAAAAGAAAACGGGCGCGGGACTCGCGGAAGATTCCACACCGAACCTTTTTTTGTCGCCGACTCGGATGCTCTGGCGGCGGTGCAGAACGATCCCGAGGGCTACGCAAAGGTTCTCGCCAGCACATTGGGTCGCATCAACGGGGTGACCTTTATTGCACCGCACAAATCCACCGACCCAGGAGCATCTCGCGGCAATGTCAACGAACGAGACTTCGCCAGACAGGTGATTATTCCCGCCCTTAAAAATCTCGCGACATAATTCATGGTAACACAAAACGACCTCCTTCCTTCGCCCATGCCCACACCGATCCCGAGGCAGGACGAGGAGAATCCACTCGGACAAGCAACCCCCGCGCCACTCCCGCCGCCGGTTCCCTCGCCGGTCCCCGCGCCGAGTCCGAAACCACAGGATATGCCTTTGGATGAGGTCTACGACCGCCGCCGCAATGTTCAGTTCACCGAGACCATCACGGGGCAACCAAACCCGTTTGCCGGTGAACTCGACCGCCAGAAGACTTATCGTCAAGAACTCCGCGACTTGAGCGTCATGCTATCCGACCGAGAGACCCTTGGCGGAATCGCGCCCGATGTTGTTGACCTCTCCGAGTCATCTTACGATCCGCAACTCTTCAAGGACATGGCGGTCAACTGGAGGGCGACCGCCTTCCTCCTCGACACGCCAGTCGAGCAGTTGAAGGACTCGGACTACACCCTCTACAAAAAGTTGGTCGCCGCGAAGCTCGGTAAGAATCCTCCCAAGACCGAGCAGGAATACCACCAGATGCTCGGTGAGCATTTCGGCAAGCAGACCGAAATGGACAAAGCAGTCGATGACCTCAACTCGATGGCGGTGATCGATGCCCTCAACTCGACCAACTACGGACAGGATTTTCCGATGGTCCGCGACCAAGGGAGGTCACTCGCCGCATGGATGGAGAAATACCCCGACCTCGCAACTCCCGACCGGCAATGGTTGCTGGCTCGGAGTGCCGGTGAAATGTATCAGAACACCCTCCGCGATCTCGCGGATGTCCGCCAATACGCCGCGCCGACTTTCAAAACTCTGGTGGATTTCACCCGAGGCAACGCAACCCCAGAGCAGATCGATGAACTCGGTCGCAATCTCCGCGACCTCACCCCCGAGCAGTTCACCAAGGTTGGTCAGTATGTGACCCTCGCCGCCGAGACCGAGCAGATCGACCGAGGGGCATGGTCGCAATTGGCAAAAAACCTCGGGGAATCACTATCCCGAGGGTTCGATTTCATACCACAAGGCGACCTCCAGCTTGGGCAAGCGCAAGCACAGGGGCGATTGGATGCGGTCCAGAAGGACGAGGTGTGGGTTCCCGTGGATTCCGAGCGTTTGCCGGTGGGAACCTACCAAGACCCCCGCACCGCACAGGCACTTCCAAAATACCTTCAAATGGCGGCATTCGGGGAATCTCCCGACATCGGGCAAGAAGGATCACCGGCATGGCGCAAAGCGACCGGCGAAGAAAAGGAAGCAATCCGCAAAAACGCCGAGGAGGGAGTAAAAACCATCAACATGGTCCGCAAGCTCCGCAACCTTGCCAAGACCGGCGTGGACCCGATCCGCCCGTTGTCGCAGGGAGGACTCATTGGTGCGGTCGAGCGGGGCGCATACGGGCTTGCCGGTAGCATTCCTCTCATGGGTGCGGTTGCCGTCAACCCGTTCCTCGGTGTGCTTGCCTACCAGTCACAGGAGTTCGACAGGATCATGCTGGAGAACGAAGGCATGGACATCCGAGCCGCACAAGGACTCGCTTTGTTTGAAGGCGGTCTGAACGCCGCAATCGATGCGTTCCAGATTTCCGCACTCATGGGCAAAGCAAAGATTTTTGGGGGGGTGCTGAAAGGGATGCAGGGGCGCGGGGTCGCGAATTACCTAAAACGGGCGGGAGTGATCCAACTGGAGCAGTTCACCCAAGAGAACATTCAAGACCTCATCGCGCCGGTCACAGAATACTTCGCCTCGGCACTCCGCGAAGATATGCCCGACCAGGACTTCGTTGCCGAGATGCGCGAGTATTGGGAGACCCGTCCAGAGGTTTTCTTTGCCGTCCTTCCTCTCGCCCTCATCGGCGGCGGGTTTGCGTCTTCCTCGGACCTCAAGAACATCACGACCACCATGACCCGCGAACGATTGCGCGGGGCGGGACTCCGCGACGAGAAGATCGACTACATTTTCGCCTCGGCGGATAAGGCGGAATTCGACGCTCGGTTGCAAGAAGCATGGGGGGCGCGGACCCCCGAGGACATCCAGAGTGGGGTGGACTACCTCAACGAGCAACTCGGGCAACTCCAGCAGACCAACCTCGACCACAAACTTTCAGTCGATCGCAAAGCAGACGGCACTCCCGAGTGGATCGTCACCGACACGACCGGCGCGGAAGTGGGACGCTTTGCCGACTACGATGCCGCCGTCGAGGTGGTTTCGCAGAATGTCGCCGCCAACCTTCAGAACGAGAAAGGCACGACCGCCGAACTACTCAACTTCGCCAGCAAGATTCTACAGAACCCGAGCATCAGCATGGATGAAAAGCCGGTCTCGGTCGCACAGGAGATGGAAAGGATGCAAGGCATCGGCGACGAGAAGGGTCTCCAGAATCTAATGAACCGGCTCAAATTCGGCGACCTTCAAGGCAAAGACCCGAACAAGTTGTTCATCCTCGGCGAGACCACCATCGAGCAAGTGAAGGACGGGGTCTATCGGGCAGTCATCAAGCTCAAAGAAAACGCATCGCCCTTGGATGCTCTGGAAGAAATCAACCACGGGTTTTTCAAGACCGCCGTTGCCAACGGGGTCTACACCTTCGACCAGTACAAGACTTGGTTGGAGCAAACCGAGAAAGCGACCGGCAAGACGCTCAAGCGAGACTCCGAGATGGACATCATCGAGTCCCTTTCCCGTGTCACCGAGGACTACATCCTCGGGCGAATCGATGACACATCGATGCCGAAATCCTTTGTCGATTACATCAAGCGCATCGCCCAAATCTTCAAGGAGGCGGTGCTTCGCTACCTCAAAATGGAAGAGGCATTCGCGAAAGGCGAGATCGATACCGACTTCAAGACCGCCCTTGAGCAGTCCCTCGGTATCGACTCACAGGTCCGCCTCGACCGGATTCGCGACGAGACCGCCGCCTCGGTGGACCCGAATCTTTCGGTGCGGGATACCTCGGAGGACCAGGATGATCGAGCGTATGACCCCGCAACAGAATCGGGCGACCCTGCTCCAGATGTCACTCCCGACCAGATCGATCCCGACAAGCAGAAAGGGAAAGAGTGGAAAGACATCCCGTGGACTGACGATTGGAACTATAGCGTCCGAGTCCTTCCCACATCCTTTGTTCCGATGGATGCCAAACTTTTTGCCAAGATCAAAAAGGAATCTGGTGGGATCATTCGTTCCGTTTTCATCGACCGCATGAAGGCAGGGGGAGAATACCTCGGGATTCCTTTGCAGGGCGGCATGGGATTCCCGACCATCGTGGAGAATCTCAAAGCCGGTGTGGGATGGGCATTCAATTCAAGGTCAACTGCTCGGGCATTGTACAACCGAGCAATGGATAGTGGTGGATACCTTGCCTTGTCCATAATGGTTGAGGGCAATGTTATTGGTAACAAGTCATTTGCCATGATGTGGTTTGAGCAGTTGCGGCAAAACATCGCCGCAGGGAAACTCACAAACGCCAAAGCACTCGCCGAACTTAACCGAGTGCGTGAAAAGTATGTGACCAAAAAAACGGACGCTACGAGGCATACAGATATTCAGAAAAAAGACAAAAACGGGAAACTGAAATTCAACAAGGACGGGTCTCCTGTTTTTGAAAAAGAAAAGATTCAAGCCACCGATGCAGAGGGGAATTTGCTTTTTACCAGAAAAGGAAATCCAGCATGGGTAAAAACGGACAAGAAATTCACAGGACATTCCACTCCTTGGAAATCACTTGCTGAAGCGGAAAAAGCGATTGTTGGTATGCCTCAAGGCAAAAGAGGGAGTGCCTATTTCAAAAAGACTTTCAACAAGAAGAAGAATCAAGCGGACTACCAGGAGTTACTTACAAAAACCAACACCAAGGCGGGGTTTCCCGATGCCGTGAATATGGTGAAAGATGTCGAGGAACCCTCGTTTGCGGGGCTACCGGCACAAACAATTGTTGGCATCATCAAAATCGAGAAGGTTCCAGAGGGAACCGACCCCGCGATGACTGCAAAGCAACTTGGAGTGCCAGAACACAAATCCTACGGATTCATTCTTAAAGGCAAGCCGGTCGCCAGAATGATGAAGTTCCGCACCCTTGCGGAGGTGAAACCATCCATTGCCAAAGAGATGATGACGCAGGACAACGAGCGTTGGAAAATGGACGATCTCATCGCCTACTCCGTCCGCGAGACCAAGAAGGACGCCGACGAGATCAAACGAATAGTGTCGAAGATGTCGGCGGACCAGATTCGCACGGCGTTGGAACAAACCAAACTGACCCCGACCCCGCGCATGGTCGCCATGCTTGGGGAGTTTCCCGAGTATCTGCAACCTATCGTGGAATACATGGTCGCGAAGCGATCCGCCCTAGTGGAGGGCAAGGTCTCGCCTCGGGATGTGGCAAAAGCCTATTGGATGACCATCGCCAGCATCGGCGCGGATGCGATCAATGTATCCACTATCGCGGCGAAGGCGGCACAACACGGGATCGATTTCAACCCATCGCCAATCTTCCTCACGACCGGCGCGGACGGGCAACCACAGATGCGTCCAGAGGAACTCGCCGCCTATTGGCTCGGAACTCCCGAGGGGCAACGCGCCTTGGACAATGTCGAGAAGGGCAACTTCGATGCCCAGGATTTTGAAAGCGGACTTCTGCTCCGAGACGCTTTTGGAAGGAACGACCTCCGCGAAAGGTATGTGGTAAGCGGCAAGGCGAAGAAGGGGTCCGAGTTTACCATCGAGGTTGAGGGCAAGGCGGTTGCGGTTGAAGCGACCGACAAAGGCACTTGGAGTTTTTCCCTCCCCGCCCTCGACACGCCGGTCACACTTCCCGAGGGAGTCACCGAGGTGCGGCGGACCCACACCTCTGGCGGGGTTGGGATGCCAAAGCGCAAGAATGTCAACCTCACCAACCTTCTGGAATTCACCAACCGAATCAACGAAAGCAAGGGCGACCCCAAGAAGCTCGAAAAGGCGGTCACCTCGGCGGTTGGAATTGGCGAGGGTAAGAAGGGATTTATCTCGCACTTCCTTGGATTCGGCGAGTGGTCAACCATCGATGCGGTCGAATTGAACATCTGGCTTGCCGGTGTGGGAGACACTTCACAGGCAAGCGAGAAGCAGAAGATGATCGCCGCCATTGCCAAGAAGGCATCGGGATCGACGGCGACCAGCAGAGACCTGTTTGCGCGAATCCGCTCGGCGATCCTCGGGCTACGCACCAAGGCAAAAGGCGGCGACAAAATCCCCGCCGAGGTCGCACCGCACATCATTCACCATTGGATTTGGGATGCCGCAAAGAACATTCAGACCACCCATGAGGGTCTCTACTATGCGATGCAGAACTACTCTGTCCGCGAGATAACTCCACAACAGGATGCCGACTACCTCGCAGCCGTCGAGCGCGGCGACATGGAGACGGCGCAGCGGATGGTGGATGAGGCGGCGAGGGCGGCTGGGTATGGAATTAAAGGCTTCCACGGGACTCTATCAGAGGAATTGCGAAACAACACTTTTGACGACGAGGACGCTCCCTATCGTGGAGGTCTGGTTGCATTCTTCGCAGAAGATCGAAAGTTTGCAGAAGAATATGCGAAAAATGGCGGCAAAATAATTGAAGCGCATCTTCGCCTACAAAATCCGTTGGATTTTCGTAACAAGCAATTGATCAAGGAAGCGGTTACTGATTTTTATGCACAGACGGGAGGCATTACCGCATCCGAGGATATTCATCGGTTGGAACTTGGAGACGGCAAGGATGTCAATGACGACAACGAGTTTTCTATTTATCCCGCAGACTTGTTTGAAAAGGCTCTCTTGGAAGGCAGGTGGGATGCGTTTGAGGCTTCCGAGTTTACTGAATGGGTGAACCAGCAGGGACACGATGGCATCGTGATGAAGGAAAACGACTCCATCACTTTTGCTGTCTACGACCCGACCCAAATCAAATCCGCCGACCCAATCACCCGCGATAAGCAGGGCAATGTCATCCCGCTCTCACAGAGGTTCGACCAGACCACGGGGAACATCAACTACTCTGTCCGCGAAACCCCATTCACAAAGCAAAACGCCGTCAAAAATCGGGAAATTCTTGCGAAGCGGTTTGAAGGTTTCGCTCCACAAGTGGGAGTCTCGGGTCTTCAGTATGGATGGCAACGACCGAGTGACGGGAAGTTCATTAGGGTCAGTCAGCACTACTATTTTTGGCGGACTGACGATGGCGAAATCCTCGGCGACCCGAATGGAGTTGGCTACCTTCGCATTGCCAAATCGGGCAATGTTCTCATGTACCAAGGGGACGCAAACCCGAGGCAACTAAAAGAACTCAAAGACACGGCGATTGAAGAGGGGTTGGAACTCTTGCGCGATCCTTCCGAAACTTCCTACAGCATCCGCGACCAGGAGGAGATCGACCGAGTCGCCGCCGAACTCGACAAGGTGAATCGCGGACCCGAGGGGCGGTTGGCGGTCTACCAGAGGGCGAAGGCGAGGTTCCTGCAACTCATGCAGGACAACAAGGCGGCACTCGATGCTATCAAGAGTGCGGCGGTTACCGACCCTGCACCGGCAATTGAAAAGCTGGAAGAAGATCGCGCCGGTCGCCTCGCCGACATAGAGACCGAGCAGATCGCCGAGGTGGAAAGTGCGCTACAGGACAACGCCGTCCAGTTCGCCACCCGCATCGATGAGGCAATCGATCCCGAGGACAAGGCACAACTGAAATCGGACGCAAGGGATCGAGCGAAGATTTTGGAAAAGGGAATCCGCGAGAAGTATTCCGAGCGGAAAAAACTGGTCGAGCAGGAGATCGCCGCCGAGAAGCGCAAAGTCTCCGAGGTCTCCGAGTCGCGCCGTGTCGCATCCAATGCGGTCTACAGGGAGAGGGTGAAATACGAGAAACTCGCCCAAGCAGTCGCCGAACTTGACGGGTTGCTCAAGGTGCTTCCCAAAGAAGTCATCGGCAAGGTTGGCGGGTTCGCGACACTCGCCAACATAGGGACCGGCGAGAAGGCACTTGCCGACTTCTTCGTAAAACGAGTCGAGATGGTGGACGCTCAATTGGAGAGATACCTCAACAAAGAATACGACCAGGAACTCGACAAAATCTTTGAACGCGCCAAACCGAAAAAAGCCAAGGCGGGAGAAAAGCCCAAAGGCATCGGCGCGGAAATCCAGAACCTCTTTGCGATCTTGAAAGAGGCGCGTGATTTTAATGCGCGAGAGGTGTCTGCACACCTCGCAGGCATAGATGACAAACTTGCGACCGGAGAACTCACCGCCGAGGAGGAGGCGGCACTCAAGCAAGAGGCGGCACTCGTCACTTTGGTGGGCAACTGGAAACCGAAATACCAAGGCTACACCGACCCAACCACCGGCAAGACCGGATACACAAAAGTGGACAACGGCGCGGACTCCAACCGCCGCGCCGCCGCCGTAGAGGCACTCCGAGAAACATGGGCGCGTGGATTCGCCGAGTATCGGGCGCGGGAAATTGCCAAACGCCAGCAACGCGAAGCGGACCAGCAAGAGGCGATCCTTTCGACCGGCAAGAAGGGCGACATCAACAAGCGAAAAGAAAAGCAACTGGCGGATGCCGGTCTCGGAGCAAAGTTCCGCAACGCACTTTTCAACCTTGTGTCATGGGACCAATTCACCGGCTTGCTTTTCGGCAACAACTCGGCGGTCGCGAATCGAGTTTCGGACCTGCAACGCCGAGCCGACAACCAGAAGGAGGATGCGATCCAGATCAAAACCGAGGCAATCGAATCCCTGTTCACGCGCCTCGCCGGTGGCAAGCGTCTGGACGGCGAAAAACTCCGTTGGGAAATGTCGCAGATGAGCATGAAGGTCGATGGTCTTCCCCTCTCCGAATTGGAGGGACTCACCGCCACAATGATGTGGATGCAAGCGGACGGGAAGCGGCACATGGAGGGACGCTTTGACGAGAACGGCAACCGCACCTCGGCATGGGGCTACACGCAAGCATTCATAGACAAGATTGAAGGTGCTTTGAGTAACGAGGCGAAAGAGGTTCGCCAGTTCCTTCTCGACAACTACGACCGAGAGTACCAACGGATCAACGCCGTTTACCGGCAACTGAACGGCATCGATCTCCCGAGGATTCAGTTTTACTCGCCTCTGCTTGTTGCGCCACAGAACGCGCCACAGGGAATGATCAACGATCCTGTCACCGGCAATGCCATCTCGGCGGCATCAACATCCCCAGGAGCATTGAGGACTCGCGGCAATGCAATCGCCGAGCCGCAATTCCGAGACGCACTCCAGACCTTCATCGCACATACCAAACAGATGGAGCATTGGATGGCATACGCGCCAATCCTCGCCGAGGTCAACGGGGTACTCCGCAATCGCGAGGTGCAGAGTGCCATCGAAGAAAAGGGCGGCATCGAGGCAAAGAAAGTTCTGAACCTTTGGCTCGATCTTTTCGCTCAAGGCGGAAACAGGGATGCCAGCAACCAACTCGACCTGTCACAGCAGATCACCGGCATGGCGGGGCGAGGGGCGCAAATGGCACTCGTTGGTCGCCTCGGGACTTTGCTCATCCAATCGACACAACTCGGCGCGGCAATCGCCGAGATGCCCACAGGGTCATATGTGGTGCGACTCTCAAAACTTCTCACCGGCAACCTTGGATGGGGAGAGGCACTCAACTCACCCTATGTGCAACGCCGCATTCGCGAGATGCCGCCGGTTGTCCAACAAGCATTGGAGGGACTCGCCGCCACACAACCGAACCGCCTCAAGTACGAGGTGGCGCGGATCGGGCGACTCATTTCGGGGGCAGATGGTTTGATGACCGCCGGTACTTTCGCCATCGTTTTTGATTACCACTTCGCGCAAGCAAAGAAGATGGGATTCGGCGAAGCAGACGCTCGGGCGTATGCGCGGAATGTTGCCGAACGCGCCACCGACCGAATCGCGCAACCGACCCGCATGGGTGCAAGGTCCATCTTTGAACTGACCCAAACCAACGCATACGCGAAAGTGGGATGGGCATTCGCTTCCGAGGCGCGGAAAAACCTCGCCCTTGCCGCATATGGGGTCGCCAATCGACCGGCGGGAGATGCCGCCAGAACCATCGGCGGATTGATTGTCCTCAACATTCTTTTCGGGTCATTGATCCGCAACGCATGGCGGGACGCTCGGGACGAGGAAGACGATGAGTGGTTCGATGACCGCAACTGGTCAGGCAAGCGACTGCTCCTTTCCGCTTTTACCGAACCTTTCTACGGATTGCCGTTCATCGGAGCGGCAATCGAGGAAGGCGCGTATGCCGCCGCCGGTGAATACAACATGGCGGGAAATGTCCTGTCTCCCGTCCGAGCGATCCGCGCCTTGCGGAACCTGCCCGAGACCTTGAGCGGAGAACGCGAAATCGAAGACATGATGAAAGACCTCAACGGACTCATGTGGGTCATGGGTCTTTTCAACCAAAACATCGCCGCCGCAACCTCGCTTTCCAACATTGCCGTGGACGCTTTTAGCCTCGGCAAGAACACCCAAAAAGAACTTGAAGAATAACCAAAATAACCTTTGCGCCTTGCTCGTTTTGGGCTAGGTGTACGCACACCCACTAATGGCAGTCGCGACCACCACTTCCACGATCTCTTACACCGGAACCAACACGGGCAACCAGTCATGCCCGATTCCGTTTATATTCTACAACGAGACAGACATCGTTGTTGAACTGATACCCGCTACGGGAACCGCATCAACACTCGTGCTGAACACCAACTATGTTCTGACAGGAACCGGCAATCCCTCGGGCGGAACGGCGGTGATTGTGTCGCCTGTGCCGGTGACTACGAAGATCGTCATTTCGCGGAGCGTCCCTGCCACTCAAGAGACTTCGTTTCAGACCGGCGACCGATTCCCCGCCTCGGTGATGGAACGCGCCCTCGACAAACTCACGATGCTCGTCCAGCAGTTCCTCCGCGCAAGCAACCGGACCCTTCGTTTCGGACCCGCATCTCCCGAGCAAGCAGAACTAGCTCCAATTCCTCTATCCGGTCAATATGTCCTTGGCGTTTCACAAGGAAACCTTGGGTGGCAAACCCCGCCAACTGTTGTGCTAGCAGACGGGGCGGTCACTAACGCCAAAATCGCCGATGGCGCGATCACCTCGGCGAAGATCGCGGCGGGAGTCAGTCTTGTTCCCGATGGGTCCATCACTAACATAAAACTCGCGCCCAACTCGGTCACCTCGGCGAACATTGCACCAGGCACAATCGTGGACACCGATGTCGCCGATAACTCGGTGACCGATGCAAAGCTATCCAACTCGGGCGCGACTGCTGGATCATACCCGCTTTCGACCGACATCAATCGCATTCCGAGGCTAACCATCAACACCAAAGGGCGCGTGACCGCCGCCACAACAGATGAGGTTCGTCAATATGTGAGGGTTGAATCCTTCGCCGATGCTAATACCGGTGAAGTGGGATACCAGCCATTCCTTAACGGGTCTATTTTTCTCGACTCAAAAGGCAATCTCCGAGCCGCAGGGGTCAACACAAGTTCCCGCATGGGCGTGGGAGTTGACAACCTTGCGACCAATGGACCCTGCTTTGTCACCATTCCCTTTGCGCCAACCGATGCCGGTGAGGTGATCAGTAAATTTTGGGTCACCGAGAACAATATATTTGTGCTTTCCAGCACCGGCAAACTCTATGGGTGCGGAGTAAATGGCAGAGGGCAATTAGGAGTTGGGGATGTGCTGGCAAGGAGTGTGCTGACTCGGATTGGCACTCTGGCAAGCATTGTTGATTTTTCAGTCTCTCAAGCATCGGCGGATGACACGATTCATTGCCTCGCCGTGACTAGCTCCGGTCAATTGTGGGCATGGGGATACAATGGCTATGGGGGACTCGGGAACGGAAACACCACACAACAAAACTCACCCGTTCAAATCACGACCAATTTGAGCGGCAGAACAATTTCTAAATGCTATGCATTCGGCGGCGAAGCGGCATTCAGTTTTATCATCGATTCGACCGGTGATGTCTTTTCTTCTGGATACAACGGATTCGGTCAACTCGGTCTTGGAGACAACACCAACCGCAACACTTTTACTCAAGTCCCCACCCTCAAAGGGGATCGCATCTACGGAGTTGGGGGAGTAAATGCCGCCGTTAACGCATATAGGCGAGGGTCTGTATTCATTGTGCGAAATGGCTCGGTGTGGGCAACCGGAAGCAATGTTGCTGGAACTCTCGGATACGGGGACACCACCGACAAAAACGGATTTGTCCAGTTGTCGATTAGTAATGTCGTGTCGATTGCGGCAAGTTGCGAATATGCCGCGAATGGTAGTGGCGTTTGCGCCCTGCTTTCAAACGGGTCGATTCGCGTGTGGGGCAACAATAGTGCTGGCATGATCGGCATGGGCGCGGCGGCGAGTCAATTGACCCCTGTGCAACCGAGTGAAACCACCGGCATCACTTTTTCCAAAGCGCAATTCATCGGGTCTCAAAATACTGGCGGCAACCTCGCTTTGCTGGATACCTCGGGGCGCATTTGGGTGACCGGTTACAGAGGCAGAATTCTTGGTCAAGGAGGGGCAATAGGAGTTGACCAACTTACTCTTCAACGGGTCAGAGCATCTGGCGTTTCCTTTAACGATTTCCGCATCTACGGAGTTGGAGGAGCAACCGGACCAACCATTCTTGCCAAAACCACGACCGGAGAACTTTGGGCGTGGGGCAACAACAGTAATTTCCAATGCGGTATCGGCGCAGGGGCAAACATTTCCGTTCCGCAACTGATTACAATATGACCCTCGAAACCACCAGATCGGTCACCGGCACGATGCGTTGCGACACTCGACTCGAAATGGTGGCGCAACCTGTGCCGACCCTTTGGGCGCGGATCAAGACTTTCATTGTTTCAACCTTCACCACTAAACGCAAATGACCATCTCCACCTTTTTCCAAGGCACTCAAAACACCAACCTCACAACCCGTGACCAGAGGGGCAACCTCTCTGATACCACCCAACGATCCTCCTAATTATGCCCGTCTTTTCCGAAAACTCCGCGCCGGTCACACCGGCGACAACTCTCACCATCACGGCGGCGAACGCCTCCCAACAGGTCTTCGCCAACCAGAAGCGTAGCTACCTGCTCGTCCAAAACAACTCGGACACCGATATGTGGCTCGGCATTGGTTCGACCCCATTGGTTGGAACCGGCATTCGCCTTCTCGCCAATGGCGGCGGGTATGTAGCCGAGGACGGGTTCATCCCGAGCGGGGAGGTCAACATCATTTGCTCGGTCGCGGGGAAATCTTTTTACGCACTTCAAGGAGGCTAATTTATGGGACTATTTGGACCTACAGGAGGAGGCGGTGGTGCAAATGCTGAACAAACCACCAACAAAAATCAACCCAATGGGTATGCAGGGCTTGACGCTAACACTCTAGTCGCGCCTGCCCAATTGCCTCTCGCAACGACATCGACTCGCGGAGCAATGTCTGGGGTAGATAAATCCAATCTTAACCAATACGGCACGACAGCAGGACCGGTTACCATACAAAGTTGGTCAATTGTAAACGCGTTGCTGACTATAAACACCGGATTGGTTGCTCATCAACTTGTTCCAGGCAATCATTTTGAAGTGCAAGGTGGAGGATTGACTGGATCGTATATTGTTTCCTCGACTCCAACAGTCTCGCAAATTCTAGTGGCGTTTGTTCCATTGTCAAACAATACCGGTACGGGCGGAACTATTTTTCGGGGTGGAAGAATGCCAAGTGACTACACTCGCAAATTGACCGGCATACAAGAAGGGGCGCAGGTCAATGTTAAACCCGACTGGAACGCCGCGAGCGGATCGGAGACCGAAATTCTAAACAAACCCGCCTTCCCATTGTCGCCTATACTTCTTGGGCATGGGGCATTCAGTTATGCGGCGGGAGGCAATACGCGATTTTTCGCGCAAATTTTTGATTTGTCCGCCGTTACAACGGCGGTCGAAAGAAATTTTCGAGTGCCACAAGGTTGCACGATTCGGGCGGCAATTTTTGCTTCTTACATCGGAGGAACTGCTTCCGCAGGTCACTCTGGCGGAACTTTGCGGATAAGGAATAAAACCACAAACACCACGCAAGACATTTTGACTTACGATTTAGACGGCATTTTGTCGGGAGAACTCGGGACTTTTACGACAAACAGCATATCGATCAATCTTTTTGCGGGGAGTGATTATGTAATCGAAATGGAAACCGGAACTTTTACAACTGCTCCAACATCCGTTCGCCAAATGCTGACCATTTACTACTGACCAATGAAAATCATCGAGGAATATACCTTTTTCAACTCTGTCACCGACCAGGAGCAGACGCAAAAACGCATCGTCACAATCGGACCCAATGGAGAACGATTGGATGAAGAGGATTTCAATGGTTGCACCGCCGAGGAGTGGCTCGGCATCGAAGGCTACACGGCGATCCGCCTTGTCGCCCTTCTGGATTTGGAAGGCAAACTTGCCGCCGCCGGTAAGACCTCGGCGAAACTTGCCGCCGTCCGGTTATGGATGAATGGAGTGCTTGCCACTTATGTGACTGATCCCAACCCGAAATCCGATTGGACCCCTGCTCCTTTTGGTTTCGAGGAAACATCCGCCGAGGCATTCGCCGCACTCGCTACATGAACGAAGAGGTTCTGAACTCCATTTCCTATGCGGCGCAACAATCAGATCGATGGATGTTTGTTGCCCTGCTGTTCATCGGGGTTGCTTTTTCAACCTTTTTGTTCCGCTACTTTGCGTCCGAGGTGAAAAGCATCCGAGGTGAAATGCGCGACCAGAACGAAGAATTTATTGCCCACTTGAAACTCGCGAACAAAGAAATCACCGAGTTGGTCAAAACGGCACATGAAACCATTTCGAGAAATTCTGTGGTTATGGAACGGGTCGAAAGGAAACTTCAATGAAACCCAAGAAGATCGCCGCATTTCTCGTTACTTTAGTTTTCGCCGTCCTCGGCACACTTCTGCTTTCTTCATGCGCGGGTGTGGGTACACCCCGCCTCACGCTCGAAACCCAATATGGGCGGTTCTCCTACGAACTCCCCGAAATGAAAGGACTCAAAAAATGAACTGGAAAACTACCACCCTCGGCATCCTCACCATCCTCGGAAGTGTAGCTTCAATCGGCAAAGGCATCCTTGCCGGTGAACCCGTGGACTTCGCGTTCCACCTCGCCGCCATCACCGCCGGTCTTGGTTTGGTTGTAGCTCGGGATGCTTCCTCCAAATAGACCTCGCCTCGCCTCATCCGAGGTCGAGAAGATCATCCGCCGCCACAAGGTCGCCGCGCCGGTGGTGGTGGTTGGGATTCGCGGGTATTACCGCACGACTATGGGCGATCCGACCAAGAACGACCGAGGCATCTACGACGATGCTATTTTTGTCTGGTCCCTCTCGCCGGTAGTCGCGGCATTCAACGGGAACACCGACCCGAGCCGGTTCCGCACCGGCGTTGCTACCCTTGTCGAAGGCATCCACAACTACCGGCGCGGGATGCACGGGATTTCGCGAGGAACCCCGTATCCTGCTTTTCGACCGGCTACCAAGGGCGAAGCCTTGCCGGTGCGTCGAGACGGGCAGGAAGGGCTTTCTGACGGCATAGCCATAAACATCCATCGCGGCGGTCGCGGCTCGACTTCCTCGGAAGGATGCCAGACGATCCCCCCCGCCCAATGGGACGCTTTCTATAGCCTCCTTGACGGCGAGATGAAGCGGCACAAGGTCACGACCTTTCCCTACATTTTGACCTCGTAGTCCCCTCGGATTCGTACTTTTTCAAAGGGAAGTGTCACCACGGGGATTTCCGGTGACATTTTAACTCTGTCCAGAGGTGGGTTCAAATCCCACCAGCCCGACCACTTTTTGGCATTCGCCAGAGTGACCCGCGAGACCCGCGAACCCGCATGAATACAGAGACGGCGGGGTTCCGCCATGCTCTGGCGCGACATGGCGCGAATTGACAAAAACTGGCAAAGTGTCACCATCGTGTCACCGCCATGAGTACCCTCCCCAAGTACCGACTGCTCTCCCCAAAATTCGACAACGGCAAAGACCGGTGGGTGGTGGACATTCCTCGGTCCCTCCACGGGAAAAGATCGCGAAGATTTTTCCGCACCGAGGCGGAAGCACTCCGCGCCTCGGGCGAGATCGCCATCGCCCATTCCCTTGGGGGCGACATGACCGGCAAACGGCGCGGAGACACGCTACGAGACTATGCCGCCGAGTTTCTCGCCGAGAAAAAATCGGATGTGAAGAAGGACACATACCGGCAACTCGCATGGGGAACGGCGTTGCTGGTCGAGCGATTCGGGGGGATCGCGCCGGTCGAGCTTACCGAGCAGATCGCCCGACGATGGATCGACACGCTCGATCTCTCCACCCGTGGGAAGTTCAATGTCTTCGCCGTCTGCAAATCCTTTTACCGGTGGCACGGCATTCGGGGCGTTTGCCGCGACAATCCTTTTTACTCCGCACCGGCACGGGAGGACGAGGACTACAGGGTCGCGATCCTCACTCCCGAGCAGATGGCACTCCTGCTCAAAGCGGAGTTCCCTCAATGGTTCCGCACCTACCTTGTGTGCGGCGGGTTCGCCGGTCTCCGCACCATCGAAATGATTCGCATGGGTCACTCGGCGGTGGATTGGCAGTATAACGAAATCTTGGTCCGCAAAGCGGACGCAAAACAGGGAGAGGCGGCGAGACCTCGGAGTGTTCACATTCTCCCTGCTTTCGAGCGGCACATGATCCGAGACGCATCGGGACTGCTTCTGGAGGGCTACACCGAGAAACGAATGAGGAAGTGCCTGGGCATCGCTTGCAAAATTTTGAAGGTGGACCGGTGGCTCAAGAACTCTCTCCGACACTCATTCGCAAGCTACCACCTCGCGCATTTTCGCGATGCCGCGAAGACCGCATTTGAACTCGGGCATGAGTCGCCGAAACTGCTCTACAAAACCTACGCGAATCTCGTCTCCCGCCGTGATGCGGAAAAGTGGTGGAACCTGTAGACCCGCATGAATACTGGTTCCGCGACCCGCAAAAATAATTTGAAAAAAAGCATTGACGATATTCAAGTGTGCTGTAGATTGGTCGCAGATTCGGAATGAATCCGAGTCGAAACCAAACCAACAAAATGAAAATCCAAATGCTCAACCTGACCCCATCAAAACCCAAAACCACACTCTACGCCGTGTTCTCTGACGGGACTCGCGTTTCCATGAAACTGAACAAATTTTCCAAAAGCTACCGGTATAGCAAAGACAGCACCCAGTCCGCCTACCCGCTTGCTTACGCGAAAGAACGCGCCGTGGAGGAAGGTGCGGTTCGTTTTGAAAGAATCTGAATTCAAAAAAACGCGACCATGAAAACTCTCTATGTCGAATACCTCAAACCCGCCACCGGCGAGGAAATCTTCACGCTCGGCGGCACTCGCTGGCAGTTCTGCTGGTGCAAATATCCGACCGGCAAAATCGATCTCGGCGTTTACTCGTTTGCCGGTGACCTCTGCTATTCCTACGAGCATTTCCGTTCCGCCTTCAACCTCAACTGACATGGAACTCACCGGCAAAACACCAGCAGGACGCGCCGTTCGCTTAATCAACCGCCCTCTCCCGTGGACCGGCGAGAGGGTCTGGACTCTGGCGCAAAACAATGTCATCTGGCTCAACGGAACCTACGAGGAATGCCTCGCGAAGTTCCGCGAGGTCACCCAACATGGACTCCAATTGAGCAACGGGGAGGTTCTGTGAAAAAGAAAACGAACAAGCACGGCGGTGCGCGGAAAGGTGCTGGTCGCCCTGTTGGGACCGGCACGGGGCGCAAGGCGATCACCAAGTCAGTCACCATGCCGCATTCAGCATGGGACCGCCTGGACGCACGGCGCGGAGACAAAACGAGGGGCGCGTACATCGCGGCAAAAATCTGATGGCGAACCAACGCAACCCGAGGAAGACCCGTGTCTCCGTTTGGCTATTGCCAGAGGAGAGAAAAGCCCTCGCCAAAATGGCGCGGGAGCAAGGCACAAACATGAGTGAGGTGATCAAAACTCACCTCGCAAAATACAAAATCAAGTATGCATCCAAAAAATAAATTCACCCGCCGAGCGAGTGTTCATGCGGGTTTCCGAGCGACTGATAATCCTGTTGCAAATTTTTGCTTGCAGGTTTTAGCAACCCAATATTGACTTCCGCCATGCCCAACCAACATCATCCCGACAAGGAAGTGCTGGGCTTTTACCTCGACCGGCGACTCGCGCAAAAATTGCGCCGAGCCGCAAGGACAAGGAGCATTCCGATCACCGAGTATCTAAAAGAAGTATTAACAAATGCCACATCGAACATCGAACTCACCGAGGCGGATCGCCGCGAAATCGCGGATCGAAAGGCGAGAAAACTTTGCCGTCCGTTTACCCGCAAAACTCGTCCAAAAGCTACGCAAGGTCGCAAGGACTGAACGGCGTAGCATCTCGAAACAGGTAGAAAAAATTCTGGATGAGGTTTTAGTAACCCCGTGAAAAAATGCCGAACCCCACTCTCCATTCGACTCGACCGGAACCTCGCCTCCTGGGCAAAGCGGGAGGCAAAGCGGATGGGCGTGAGTCTCTCGGAGTTCATTCGCCGAGCGGTCCTTCGCCGATGAAACCGGCATACCTTCGACCCGAGGATGCCGCCGCCTACGCATCCATCGGGGTCCGCACCCTCTACCGGTGGATCACCACCGGCAAAATCAAACCCTCAAAAATCGGGAGGGTCCGCCTCATTAAAATCGCCGACCTCGACCGCCTCATCGCCTCCCACCAATGAAAAAAATCTTCCTCGCCGTGTGCCTCTGGTTCCGCTTGCGGCGTGTCACCTCGGAACCATTCAGCAAGTACAACCCAATCATCAAAAAAATATGACCGACCCCTTCCTCGCCAAACTGACAATCACCGGCATTTGCCTCGCGGCTTGCCTCGTCTCTTTCCTTCTCGGGCGTTTGTCCACATGGGCATTCGACCAAACCGAGCAAGAAAAAAACGAGGAGCAGGACTGACCCTGCTCCTCGTCGCCATACAACAATAAGCTAAATACCAAATATGACACCTAACGAAAATCAACTCGCAGTCAAGCCGCAACAAAAAGCATCCGCACTCGCCCTCATGGCAAGCCGGTTGTCCGTTGACCCAACTAAACTCCTCGACACGCTCAAAGCAACAGTCTTCAAGGGCGCGTCGAACGAGGAACTCCTCGCACTCGTCGCCGTGTCGAACCGCTACGGACTCGACCCCCTCACCAAGCAAATCTATGCGTTCCCGAGCAAGGGCGGGATCACGCCGGTTGTCTCGGTTGACGGGTGGTTGCACATCCTCAACACGCAACCCCAATTTGACGGGGTGGAGTTCATCTACACCGACGATTCCGATGGCAACCCGCACTCGGTCACGGCGGTCATCCACCGCAAGGACCGCCAGCACCCGACCAAAGTCACCGAGTATTTCTCGGAGTGCGCGAGGAACACCGAACCTTGGAAGCAGTTCCCGAGGCGGATGCTTCGCCACAAGGTGGTGAAGGAGGCGGTGCGTGTCGCATTCGGAATCTCGGGCGTGACCGACGAGGATGAGGCGCGGGACATTGCAAAGAACGCAATCGTCGCCGAGCCGGTCGCGCCGGTCGCCGCGAAGCCGATTTTCCGCAAGAAGAAGGTCGAGGAAATCGCCGCCGAGGTTTCAGTAACCTCCGACATTGCGCCAGAGGTTTCAGTAACCGCCGTGGAACTCAACCTTGAGGAGGACAGCAAGTGATCACTCCCGACATCCAATTCCCCGCATCGCAGGATCGCGGCGACAAACCCTCCTGCTCCTCCTTTGGTCGCTACTCGCTTTGTGCGGGTAGCTTCCAGATCGGACTCTTGGTCCCTCGCGATGAGGGAGGACCGGAGGCACAACTCGGAACGGATGTTCACCTTGCCCTCTCGGGGGCAAAGGTCGAACTCACCGAGGAAGGAGAGGGAATCTACAACTTGTGCCGGTATCACCTCGAAAAATTGCAGGACGAGGTGATCGGCAAAGAGGTCACATTCCAATCCTTGGTCGAGCAGAGACTCTGGTGGAAGGGCGAGTGGTCCGGTCAAGCGGACCGAATTGACATCTTTGAGGATGCCGCCCTTGTCATCGATTACAAAACCGGTCGCGGCGAAGTGACCCCCGCTGACCGCAATATGCAGTTGCGTGGACTCGCGGTGCTGGTCAAACGCCGGTTCCCGACCCTCAAGAAAATCTATGTGGCGATCATCGCGCCTCGGAGCATCGGGACCACCCTTGCCTGTTACGACGAGGAAGGTCTCGCCGCCGCCACCGAGGAGGTTCTGGAACTGGTCTCCGAGATCAGCAAAGAACACGCGCCTCGCACTCCCGCGCCTAGTGCTTGCAAATATTGCCCTGCGAAATCGGTTTGTCCCGAGGTTGCCGAAAAGGCACTCACCCTTCCCGATTCACCCGCGCCGACCACCCTAACTTCCGAGAAACTCTCCGAGTTGCTGGTGATCGCCGAGTATGTCGAGGACTACATCATGGCGATCCGCATGGAGGCGAAGTCTCGCCTCGCGCTAGGTGTGCCGCTCAAAGGTTGGTACATGAAAGACGGCGCGAAGAAACGCGCCATCGAGAACCCCACCGCCGCCTACAACATTCTCGCCGACAAAATGTCGCCCGAGGATTTCGCGGGGGCTTGTTCGGTTTCGGTCACCAGTCTGGAAAAGGCATACGCGAAATCCACCGGCTTAAAAGGCAAGGCGGCGAAGGAGGCGTTTGATTCAGAACTCGCGCCGGTCATCACCACCAAGCAGAACGCATCCTCACTCACTCGGGAGGTCGCACAATGATCGCCGAGCAAACCGAAATGTGGGGGGGGCTTGAATGCCCTCCCCAAACCCTCGGGGAGGATAATTCACTACCGGCGAGGTTCGACCGGTTCGATGCCGCGAACCCGCAAGTCTACGAGGCACTCGTAGGATTGGCTCGGAGCATTCGGAGCAAGCGACCCGATAGCACCATAGGCATCGGGATGCTCTACGAGGTTCTCCGGTGGAACTGCTACATGGAGACCGACTCGGATGAACCCTACCGGTTGTCGAACGATTTCCGAGCGTTCTATGCCCGAAAAATTATGCGCGAAGAGCAGGATTTGGACGGCATTTTCCAAACCAAAAAATCAGTCGCCGACAAGGAGGGCGAGATATGACCGATTGGATTGAAAATTTCCTGTGCGGAGAGTTCCTCGGGTTTCCGTTGGCACAGACTCCCGCCGGTTCAGACGATTGCCTTCGATACGACTACCATCTGAAAATTGATGGGGTCTGGTATGAGATTTGCACCGAGTGCCTTTCGTTCAGCAAGAAGGAAGCGTTTCACACCCTGCACCACATCTTTCGCAAACTTTCGGAGGTGGCATGATGCCGACTGCACAAATTTTACATGGCGACTGCCATGAACTTCTCAAAAGGTTGCCAGATAATAGTGTAGACATGGTTTTGCTTGATCCTCCACACGATGAATGGGCATCCGCCGCAAGCGTTTTTGATCAAGTGCCGAGATTATGTCAGACGGGATTTGTGGTTTGTTTTTGTAGGGTATTAGATATACCGCATCTTCTGGAAATAGCACGATTTAAAAGGTTTCCGTTGTTTGATTCTTATGTTTGGCATGATCCTCAACCATCTTTCGTTCATACATCTCGCGCCCTTAAAACACATGAGCATATTTTAGTGTTTAAATGCGGGAAACCCAAGTTGCCCTTTTTAAAGATTGGACAACGAAACAAAGACACAACGCCAATTCATAAAGGCAAATCCTCATTAGGAAAATGGAGTGGGGGGAAAAGGATGTATGCGCCATCAGAATTCAAGCATCTTACGAGTGTTCTTACTTTTCCGAGACCTTTGAATGGTTTGCTTGGAAGATGGCAGAAACCTTGCGAACTCATTCGCCTCATGGTGACTGCGTATTGTCCTCGCGGCGGAACGATTCTCGATCCGTTTGCTGGTAGCGGAACGACTGCACAGGTTGCAGAGGAGGAAGGCAGAGAGTCTGTCTTAATTGAAATCAATCCCAAGTATGCCTCGGCAATAGCCGAAAGGATGTCGCGGGTTCAACCAAGATTTAACCTCGTATGACCCCCGTCCTGCCACAACGGATCATCGACATCATGGACCCCAAGGACCGAGCCAAACTCGGACCCGCCGGTCGCACCTCGGCGGAAATCCTCCGAGTGGTCGAGGAACGATCCGAGAAAGAACTTCACCGCGACATTGTCCGGTATCTGAATGTTTTTGGTCTCCCCTTCTGCCATGCGCGGATGGACAAGAAGTCCAGCATCGCGGAAGGCTACCCCGACTTCTCGTTCCCGTATCGGGGACGCTTTGTCGCATGGGAGGCGAAGACCGCCACCGGCAAGCTATCCCACGCCCAACAGGTCACCCGCGAGATGATTGAGCGGAACGGCGGATTCTTCAAAGTGATCCGCGAACTGGAAGACGCGAAGAACCATCTCCGCGAGATCGATGCGATCTTGGAACCCAAAGTGACCCTGTGATGCACTACTACACTTTTCACCAAAAGGATTACACGGCGGCGACCGCACACCTCTCCAACGAGGAGGACTTGATTTACCGGCGACTCATCGACCTCGCATACGATGTCGAGGGACCAATTGCCGGTGACGCAACCGCCATCGCTCGGCGCGTTCGTGCAGATGCAATGCAAGTGCAATGCATCCTTACCGAGTTCTGGTTGGAGACCCCCTCGGGATGGGTCAACAACAGGGTCATGCGCGAACTGGAACGCCACAAAGACCACATCGAGGCGAAGAAAAACGCCGCAAAAACCCGATGGAACAAAGCTCGGGGCAAAGGGTTAACCCCTCCCGATGCAGGTGCATTGCAGGTGCAATCCAAATGCAATGCATCTGGTATGCTACCCATTACCCAATACCCAATAGTAAATATATCTATAGAGGAGGCGGAAAAATTCGCCCGTGGACAAGGTCTCCCGACTGATTCTATTCCCGAGTGGCATTCACACCGGTCTTCCCAAAATTGGGAGAAGACCTCGGGAGTCAAAATCGCCAACTGGCAGTCCGACCTCAAATCGTGGATATACCGCAACGCCCGTCAAGCACCCCGCCAGAACGGAACAAAACCTAAATCACTAGAACAATCCAAATATGCTGACCACTTCTGACCACCACATCGTGATCTGCAAAAGGTGTGCCAACACCTTTGAATATCAACCCGTTGTCTACCACGGCAAAGAACTCTTCACCCCGCAATGGTGTGAGGAATGCGTCGAGGTGCTGACCGCCGAGCGTGACCAGCATGAACGCGAATCGCGCCAGAACGCCCGTTTAGAAGCGTTTCTTGAATCTGTGCCGCCGGTATATCGGGATACCGATCCCGCGAAGATACACGCCAACCTCGCGCAAATGGCGGGGGCGTATCGCTACGGACCAAAGGGTCTCGGCATCATGGGACGATCCGGTGAGGGCAAAACCCGAGCCGCATTCCTGGTCGCCATGCGGATGGTCGCCGAGGGACGCAAGGTCTATTGGATCGCCGCGACCGATCTTGCCGCCGCCGCCGCAAACCTCTTCGCCGACGATCCCGAGGTGAAAAGCCGGTCGAATGAAAAAATCCGCCGGTCGATGACCGCCGAGGTTCTGGTTCTCGATGACCTCGGGAAAGGCAAGTTCACCGACCGATCAGAGTCCATGCTCTACGACCTGTTTGAAACCCGCACCGGCAACCTTCGCCCAACCATCTGGACATCCAACTCCAATGCCAAGCAACTCCACTCGATGATGTCGCCCGACCGAGCGGACGCACTCATCCGCCGCATGGGGTCTGAATTCCACACAATTGTCAGAATATGAAAGAGAAACCGAAAACACTTCCCCGAGGCAACCGCAACGGAGATGCCGAAATTGAAAAGCGTGTCGCCCGTGTCGCGGAACTGCTTCTCAACGGGTTAACCAATCGCCAGATCGTGGACATTTGTGGACAGGAATTCAAAGCATCCCGCACAACTGCTGTCCGCTACATTTCACAGGCAAACGAAAAGATCGCCGCCGAGTTCGACCTCAACCGAAAAGCCGAGGTCTCCAAGGCGGTCGAGCGTCTCCTGCGAATGCAACAGGAATGCCTCGCCCGTTTCGACTACAAGACCGCCGCGACAATCGAGGGGCAACTCGCCAAAATCTACGGGTTGGAAAAACAACAGGTCGAGGTCACGCACTCGGTCGAAGACCCTTGGGTGAAACTCATGCGGGAGATTCGGGAGGGCGCGAAATGAGCGACACATCTGATCTCACCGAAAACCTCGTCCGCATGGCGGATTGGTACAAGGGGCAAGCGCATTACTACATGGATCAAGCGGCAAAAGCCGAGCGCGAGCGCGACGAGGCGCGGGACATAGTGGAGAAGTTGACCGGACAAGGACTCGACCTCATGGACGCAAATCGAACCCTAAAGCGTGAACGAGACGAGGCGCGGGAGTTAGTGCAACAGATGTCCGAGTCCAGCCAAGTGATCCTTGCCGACCTTCGCCACTACCGAGAGGAATGGAAGAAGCTCAAGGAGGGCGCGGCGTGACCGACTATTGGAACGATCCGCCCGAAGGCGAAGAGGTTCCCGAGTGTTGTGGAGAGGTAATGCTGGTGAGGTATGACGGCGTGTGCGTGTGCGAGTATTGCAATCGCAAGATCGAACCCGCGCCAGACCCCGATCCTGGTCCGCCGGTCGAGTTGGACGATTGTGTGCCGGTCGCCGGTCCATGTCCGCACGGCAACCTCGGACCCTGCGACAAGTGCGACTATCTCGCCGATCTCGCTTTCGATGCCGCCCGAGAACAACGACTGTGCCGCCGATGAAGAACCAACTGGAACTCTACCTTGAAAAGCACCGCATCTCCGAGACCCGCGCCATGAACGCCCTCCAGAACCACGGGGTCATCTCGGATAATTGCGTCACCGCCGCCGAGGTAGGCGACACCGGCAAGGCGATCATGTGGCTCAACCTGCACCCCGACGATGTGTGAACTCCCTGTGATCCGCTTCACCGATGAGGAACTCGACTTGTTCGCCTGTGGTGGCGCGAAACGCGCCGTCAAATGCATCACCAAAAAACGCACACCCGCCGAGGGCGCGGGGCATTTCAACGATTGGCAGTACACCATCGAGGGCGCGTTGACCGAGGCGGCACTTGCCAAGCACCTCGGGGTTTACCCGACCGGATTCACCAGCATCGGCGCAAGCGACTGCTCGGGGCATGAGGTGCGATCCTCGCCGCACCACGATGCTCCTCTCCGAATGATGGAGAAGGACAAGGACAATGTCCCTTACTGGCACATCACCGGAGTCAACGGAAGCTACACCATACGAGGATGGATATACGGGCGGGACGCAAAGCGGGACGAGTGGTGGGGTGTGTGGAAGCGTCCAGAGCATCCTTGCTATTGGGTTCCCCAATCCGCACTCAATTCTCCCCATGAACGACCAACCATCACGCCGACCGGTCCCGAGGACTGCGAGGCACAACCAGAAAAAGAAACAGAACCAATGATCACACTATCCATCGATGTCTCGAAACTCGACAAATCCCGATTCAAGCGGGTCACCAAGAAGAACGGCGACCTTGCCATCTACTGCGAACTCATCCTCCTCGACACGCCCAACGGGCAATACGGGGACTACATGGTGAAGCAGGGACTGACCAAGGCGGAACGGGACGAGGGAATCCAAATGCCGATCCTTGGCAACGGGAAGGATGTGGTCTCGACACATCGGGTCCGCGATGCCGTCCGCGAACCCGCGCCGGTCAACCGGCAAGTGGAGATCGCAACCTCCGAGGACGAGGACATTCCATTTTGAAAGACCAGATCACCGACCCTCGGTGGAGACTGGCGAACCTGTATTCCATCAAGCAGGAGGATACCGGCAAGCGTCTCCGATTCACGCCGCGACCGGAGCAGGGCGAGGTCATCTCGCACCTGCTCGACCGCCCGACCGAGCCACTCTACATCATCAAGAGTCGCCGCCTCGGGATGTCCACGACCATCGGGTTGTTCATGGCGGATCACGCCGCATTTAACTCGGGGTTCAAGGGATCGCTCATCGACCAGACGCAAGCGGATGCCCACCGGAAGATGGCGGACATCATGCGATTTGGCATCTCGTCTCTCCCACCGGCGATCCTCGACACGATGGAATTCCCAAAGCGGAATGACGGCGAGATGACGATCCTCACCAAGGGACAGGAGGAAACCTCGACCTCGACCCTGTATGCGGGAATGAACGCCCGAGGCGGCACGGCGAATATGCTCTGGATTTCCGAGTGGGGACCGATTGCCGCAACCGACTTCACTCGGTCGCGGGAGATTCGCACCGGCGCGTTGCCATCCGCCCGAGCCGGTCGCCGCATTGTGGAAACCACATGGTACGGGGGCAAGGGCGGCGACCTGTGGGAACTGATACGACCCATCCTTGAGCATGATCCGAATGCCGAGGGGCGCGTGTTGTTTTTCCCTTGGCACTCTGACCCGTCATGCTTCCGACTCACCGGCGAACTCACCTCGGACATCGAGGGCTATTTCCGAGACCTCGGGGATCGCCTCGGAAGGACATTCTCTCGCGAGCAGAAACTCTGGTACGCCGCACGGCGATTGGAGCAGGGGATTTTCATCAAACGCGAATATCCCTCGACCCTTGAAGAGGCGATGTCCGCGCCGGTCGAGGGCGCGATCTACGGGGATGCGATCACAGCACTCCGAGACCGAGGACGCATCAAGCCGAGCGAAGTGGATCACTCGGCACTCGTCCACACCTTTTGGGACTTGGGATCACCCGAGAACACCATCGTCTGGTATGCCCAACTCGTCGCGGACGAGATAAGACTCATCGACATCGACTACGGGTTCGATGGCGACCTGGTGCAACGCATCTCGCATATGCAAAGCAAAGGCTACCCGCTCGGCACTCACTACCTTCCGCACGATGCCGCCGCGACCAAGACCTCGGGGCGGTCATTTCAAGCAGAACTCCGCGATGCCGGTCTCGCCAACACCCGCATCGTTCCTCGGACGCAAAACATTTGGGTGGGCATCAATCGTCTCCTTCAAATGTTCCCGCGCCTCACCTTCCGAACACCGGCTTGCGAACGAGGGGTGGAGGCATTGGAGAACTACCGCACCCGACCCGTCAACCAAGGGGCGGTCAGCATGGATGAACCGGTCCACGATTGGTCATCCCATGCTTCCGATGCTCTGCGAATGCTGGCGGAAGCAGTCATGCATGGTCTGGTCGAGGGCGGAAGCAGGGACGCAACGCTCGGGCGGCGGATGATGCGGAACGCCGGTCAGCAAGTGCTGATGGGCTTTCGCGGGGATGACCCTCCAAAGCAACGCCGGTCCGTTGTCATCCAAGCATGACTCCGGTCGAACTCGCCGCCGCCGTTTACGAGCAGGAGGAATGCGCCCGATCATTTCGCGAGGATTTGGAGGCACACCTCCTGCACGGGTATGTCTACTCGCATCCCGAGGCATTTGTCATGGGGAGACCGGTGCGGAAAGACGCGCCTCGCGAGGACATAGTTAACCCTTGGGTGAACTTCACCGATCCCGACTGCTGGCATCTCTACCTCTTCGCCGGTCCATTCCATGCCGCATTCGCCGCGCCTCCATTTCAACTCCCGTGGGTTTCATACGAACGAAAAAACAAGTTGCGGTTCTATCGGTGGAGTGATATCGAGCGTCAATGCACGAAATTCCATTCCTCTCAATCGTCTCACGGGTGTGCCAACACCTCGTCCGCTCTTTGACTCCAGAACTTGCCCTTGCCGGTGGAATGCAAATCCCTGTTGAAGCACCCATCGAAAAGCCGGTGCTGGAACTTTTCAAGGGCGGGAAAAGCAAGCCAGCACCACCACCACCTCCTCCTGCACCTCCCGTCATTAACATTCCTCCCCCGCCACCACCACCGCCACCACCGCCGCCACCTCCCGCCGCCTCTTCCGCCGATGTAACCATGGAACAGCAAGAGACGCTCAAGAATCGCGCCAAGGGATTTGGCTACAAGGCGACCTTGCTGAACAATAATTCGGCGACCAACTCCGCGACCGGCTCGGGATCACTCCTCGGGTCTTAACGCGCCACCGGTGTGCCTACACCCACTCCCACACTAGAAAAGTACGAGAAGACCGGCGGGTCCGAGGAACTGGCGAAAGCTATCCTCTCCCGCTATTCCCGTTTGGAGCAGGATCGCGCCTACTGGATGTCGATGTGGCAATCCATTTCCGATCTGGTGATGCCGCGCAAAAGTTACATCCTCACCCAACAAATCTCGCCGACCACCGACAAGGAACAACGACTCTTCGACTCCACCGCCGTCCGCGCCAACATGGTGCTTGCCGCCGGTTGCATGAGTTACATCACACCGGCGGATTCGCGTTGGTGCAGTTTTGAAGCACCGGAAGGGATCGAGGACGGCGAGGGTGTGCAGGAGTATTTTGCCGAGGTCACCGAGGCGGTGCTGGAGGCACTTTCCCGATCCAACTTCCACTCGGCGATCCATGAACTTTACCTCGACCGAGGATGTTTCGGAACGGCGGTTATCTTCGCCGAGGCGGGGGAAACCACTCCAATCATCTTTCGCAACATCGATGTCGGCACATTCGTTCTCTCGGAGAACCATGAGGGAGTGGTGGACACTTGCTTCCGCAAGTTTGAGATGACCGCCCGTCAGATCGTGGAGGAATTCGGAATCGAGAATGTCTCCGACCAAATCAAGAAGTGCTACGAGGAGCAGAAGAACCTCGACCAGAAATTTGAAATCCTCCACGGGGTCTATCCCCGCTCGGAGAAGGAACGGAACCCCAAGAAACTCGACGGGAAAAACAAACCCTTCGCCAGTTGCTAC